CTTGGATAATCTTGCTACACGATTCGGGTCCATTGGACCTGCCAGTTTCGCCTGGGAGAGAATTCCATTCTCTTTCGTGGCTGACTGGTTCGTAGATGGGTCTGATGTCTTTAATAAGCTTGACAACTTCCTTACTGGAAGTCGAAAGAATATTCAAGACGGCTGTATAAGCTACAAATACGGATGTGTTGCTGGCGCAATAAAACAGCGCCGTGCAACCAACGAGTATAGTAGCTATGACGGCTTACAGACCGCAGTGAACGAGATACAGTACTACCACCGAAAGCCCATTGATACCGGACTTAATACCGGTCTTAGTGGTAGGTTTGGAAAAAAGCAAATCGCCCTCACGGGTGCTTTGCTCAGCCAAATGGCTGCGAACTTAAAGCTCAAGAGATAAACAGTCAAACACATACTAAAAATGCCTATTGACCTTAACCTCACGGTTAGTGCTCTAGCGTTCAATAACGCCTGGTCCGATAAAACGGGCTCAGAGCGTCGCGAAACGTCACGGGGGGCTAATTTGCCCACCGTGCTCTCGATTAAACATCAAGACTACGTTGACTCGGCTACGAAAGTACCGGGTAAACGCAGCGTTGTGCGGCTAGACTACTACATGACCATGACGGACGGAATTATCCGGCCCGTGAGCTTGTACGTTGTGTGTGCTGCGCCAACCGATCCGCTCGTTACTACGACGATCACCAATACAATGTGTGATTATCTTGTTAACTTGCTACACGGGACTACTAACACGAATGGCCTTGGTCTCAGAGATGAGATTTTCGGCGATAAGTTACAGTAGCCCCTATTGTTAGCCATATAGTATATACTGCATGGCACGCCATGCTTTGTGTACTCAGTACTCAGAGTTATATAACCCAAAATACAGAGAACATGAAAGCTAAAGCAAACAGTCTTGTCTATATTGCAGTACCCTTCTACTCCCGTAAGGGCATAGTCGTCTACCGCAAGTTTGGACTGGATGTAGGATTGGATCAGTTACCGATCAAGGGTATCTTGTGGTGGCCCCTCCGCAAGGAGAGGTACAACCGCTTCGTTGTCCTTGGTAAGCAGCACTCGATTCCCCGCCAGGTTATTTATTTCAATGAATAACCTCAAGCCGGAATCGAGACAACAACAAGCAGGCAGGCAGGCCGATATCGGCCATAAGTATGTGCTAAACATATTCAGTTGCCTGCTAGCAGACATATGTGAGTTATCAAGAGTGGCCATTTGCCCCCCTGATGACATAACGTATGATTGGGTGCTTAAAGAAGCACCTAAGCTTGACAAGGCCTTGCTTATGTGGCTTGAAGGCTCCGGTGAACTACCGGAATTTCCCGAGTGGCTATTGCCACTATGGAATTCGTTTAGGTCCTCAATGGACCCTAACACCCTAAGGCTGATTAGGCAGGTACTCTTGTTCTGCTATAAGATCGAGATTGAACCAACATATGAACAACTCGAAGACGCTCAAAAAGCGTTCGAAGAAACGGATGACAGCATTGGCATTTGGAACCAGCATTTTGCTGGATCTGATAGTCAGGTGCTTACGTCATCTGCGCGACAGATAATAGGCCGCATTATATGCGGTATTAACTGGGCTGATATCTTACCCTCTCATGGGCCAGGGGCAGTTTACCCCCCTGCAAAGCCATGGGAGAAAAGTAAGGTATCTACCGTCTACACAACAATCGATAATAAGTATCCTATCGCCGATAACTTCGTATGTCTTCCCAATTATTGGGATGATGTACTTGTTAAAGGCGACAAGTCCCTAAGATCAGCGGACGACATAGTCGCCCGTCTTGTTGCAGTCCCGAAAGACTCCAGGGGTCCACGCTTAATTTGCGTTCACCCTAAAGAGGCAATTTGGATTCAACAGGGTTGTCGTGCTATCCTAGAACGAGCTATCACCTCCAAGAAGAGTGAGGCGCATGGACGCATAGCGTTCAATGACCAAACTATCAATGGGGGCTTAGCTCTTAGCGCTTCTCGAGATCGGGAGTTTGTTACTCTAGATCTCAAGGAGGCAAGCGATCGCATTAGCTGTGAATTAGTAC